GCGGACACCAACGGCGATTTCGGACCGTTCGGCGCCGCGCTGTCGCACAGCGATGCGTCCACCGACGGCGCCATCGCCTACGGTGCATTCTCCGATGCCACCGCGCCCGTGCTCCGCTTCAAGGACGCCAAGGCCGGCAACGATGACGCGAGCAATCCTCGCGTGCCGACCGACATCGATCCGAACCGGCCGTTGTTCCTCCTCGTGTGGTCGCTCGATGGCAAGCCGCACAAGCCAGCGATCGCGTTCCGCAATGGCAACAGCCCCGCCGGCGGCGGTACGCCCGGCTAATCCACCCGCACCGAGAAACGCGCCGGCGTCCCTCTGAGGCGCCGGCATCTCCGGAGACTTCGATGTTCGATCCAGATCGCATGCCCGCACGCGTCGATGGCTGGGCAGTGCACCCCGACGTGTACTTGCCGCAGTGGTATCCGGAGGGCACGCGGCCGGAGCAGGACAGCGTCGCGATCGACCGCGACAAGCTGCTCGCCGCGGGATGGGAAGTGATGTACGTCACGCGCCACGTTGACGAGCCCGACCGCGCACAGCTCTACGACGTCCAGGACGAGCTCTGGTGCTCGACATGGAACCCGACGCGCCCCAGCTGGACGCTGGTCTCCATCTACAACAGCAACGAAGGCCCCGCGTCGATGTTCGTGCGCCGCCTTTCGCCAGCCGTCGTGATCCGCGCGTCCCTGCAGGCGGTCATCGATGCGACGTGCGCCTACCTACCGCCAGACGGAATCAGCAAGGACGAGTTCATCAACCGCGTGCTCGGCGCGACCGACAACCCCGCGATCAACGCGGCCATGGCGGAGCGCTGAGCAATGACTGACATCCTCGAACGGATCGCCGCGGCCAAGAAGGACTGGCGGGAAGAGATCGGCAGCACGCCCGACCGTCTCTACCTCGGCCGCCAGGAATGGGGCCACCTCAAGAAGGCCATCGCGATCGACACGCCGGGCGTGCCGACGACGTACGACGGGATGCTCGTGGTCCGCACCAAGCGCTTGCAGCAGCTACAGATCGGCCGCGATGGGCCGCTCGAATCCAACCCATAGGAGTTACCCATGGAAAACGTCTGCGAAAGAACCGAACAAGCGACAGAGTCCACGCCGCGCGAGCTCGCCATCCGCATGCACACGCACCAGCGCGACTGCTGGGCAGGCTCCGGCAAGATTCCCTGGTCGCAGAAGCACGCGGCGAGGATCGTCGCGCTCGAGGCAGGCGCCGAGCTCACCGAGGCGGAAACCGAGCTCGATCAGTACGCGATGATGCTCGAGACGATCCAAGGCGAGACCGCAGCACCACAGGGCGAGGTGCGGCTCAACAACGAGGAGCTCGCCGCTGCGATCGCGTGGACGAGCGACCGCGTGCGAGCAACCGCGCCGATGGAGGTCCAGCACGACACGTTGCAGATGCACCTGACGCAGCTGCTGGCCGAGCAACTCCGGCGCGCCGGAAAGCACTGATGCGCTCCCCCGAAGAAATCGCAGGTGCTGGGAAGCCACCAGGCCATATCCGCGACTGCAAATGCGGTCATTGCCTGCGTGCCAATGAGCCACAAGCGGATTCGCTGCGTTATGCGCCCGAGGGGGTTAATTGGCGACAGGTTGCATACGATCTAGTCGAAGGAATCTCGGAAATTAACAACGCGGATTGGCCTGACTTTGAGGGCAGTCCGGGCGTGCATCGCATCCAAGGTTTGACGTGCAAGTTGCTCATCAAATACGACCAAGCCGTCGCAACCGTCGAACGCGCACGCACTCAGGCTGAGCCGGCCGAATCAGCGGTTAGGCCGGATTACATCGAACAGATTGCGCGTGGTGACGTTGCACTGATACTAGAAGCGCCTACCGGCCGACCAACCCGCGCATGGACGAAAGAAGAAACAGAAGGCCTGCGCGCAGCCATGAAAGAACTGGCAGAAGACGAATCAAGCGCCGTGAGTGTGGGTGAGGTGGTCACGGTCGAAATGATAGATGCCGCGCAACGATTGGTTGACGAGCGCGGCACCGCGACGGTGAGCGAGATCCTGGAAGCCGCCGAACGCGCCCGCCCCGCCCCGCCGGTCATACCGGAACCTTCGGTTCCTTTTGCGCAGGCTGATCTGCCACCTGCGCCGCTGGACGAATCCGATGATGCGCTTGTGGCTAGGCTCAGGCGCGAGGCTGCCATTTTTAGAGCAGGTAAGTCCGCCGCAACAGCTCAGCTAATCGACAGCACCATTGCTCAGGCTGATCCGGTGGCGATGGGGCCGGTTGCGTTCCGCGTCATGGGGACGGATGGCAAGTGGGGCTGGCGGGAGAAGATCGAAGGCAGCTATCACGACAAGTTCAAACGCGATGGCCTGCAAATCGAATATGCCTATCCCTCGTCTCCCGCGCGGGCGGTTGATGATGCGGCGATTGATCGTGCTGTCCGCGCCTACGGGAAGGCTCCGTGGAACCCGGCAACGGACGTTGATCCGCACCGCGACGCAATGCGACTCGCGTTAGAAGCAGCCCTCGCCCCCTCTACCGCGCGGGCCGAACAGGAGGGTGGGGAATGAGCGCGAACCCAGACGCCCACAAGCAAGACCTGCAGCGAGAGACAAGCATCGCGCGCGAAAATCGACACCTCCGCCGCGGCGCGCGCCTCGACCAGGAGATTCTCCAGCAGCACCGCGACCGCATCCACGTGCTCGAGGACGTTATCGAGATGGCGCGTCAAGAGTTCATTGCCTGCGCCGCCCGCGAGCGCGCTGAGGACAAGCCGGGGAGCCTAGGTAAGGCCGCCAGGTACGACGAGTTCGCAAAACGCATATACACCACGTGGATGGGCGGCAAACCTGACAACAAAAAGTGTCCGCATGGGAAAGCGTCACCAGGCGAATGCGTTCACTGCTTCGTGGAGCCGGGCAAATGAGAGCCAAGCCCCGCATCCGCCGGAACCGCGTTAAGCGCGACCCGTTCACGACCGAGAAGCGCACGCCGATGGAGATCCTCTCGCGCCTTGCCGGCCGGACGAACTTCATCACGCCGAAGCAGGGCGGGAGCAGCTCGTTCCCGGTCACTGACCTTGACGTCGCCGCCGCGATCGCCAGCGCGAAGGACAAGCTGGGCAGCACGATGGCCATGGCGATCGCCTGCCAGCGTCCGCAGGAATGGCCGAAGGTGGAGGAGCGCGGACTCCCGCGCCTCATGAGCGACCTGCGCGCGCAGCGGCAGCGGCCCGGCATCGTGGCAGGGCCCTACAAGTTCCGCGCGCGCATCGCGCTCTATGAGAGCTTCCAGGAGTTGCTCTACCCGACACGCCGCGAGCCGCTTTCGGTCGCCGCGAAGAGGGTGGGCATACGCGCCACCACGTACTGGTTCCTGCTGAAGCGCGCACTCGCGCTCCTCAACAACGCGGCAGACAATGCGGCGAGCGAAGCGACGAAGTTCCTGTTCCGCCAGATCGCCACGGATTACGTCGCCGAGCGTGGACTCCCGCAAGGTGCGACGGTGTTCATCGAGATCGACGACGATGGCGAATTCCACGTGCACGTGCCGGACGACGCGAAGGAGCTCGCGAGCCAAGACATGCTGATGCAGATGCTGCTCGCCGCTGAAGGTCGCGAGCGCCGACCTGGTGTGCTCACGCTGAAGGACCGCGCTGATACCGCACTCGTCACGGTGTGAGCCACCTTCCGCAATTGTATTGACAGGGAATAGGGGACCAGCTAGTTTCGCTACCCGTACTATCAGCTAAACCAAAACATTTTCCCGTCACACACTCCTCCAACGAGGAAGAGTGTGGCGAGACCCCAAAAGAACCCGAGCTCACCGCTTGGGTTTTTTTTCGTCCGTTCGTCGTGAGGCGAGCAAGCCTGTGCCCGCTGGCCAGGAAGGACGAAACCGGCGCAGCCACTGCGCCCGGTCGACCGGAGCATCCCAACCCGCTCCCGTCGACCACTTCTCGTGAAGCCGCGCGTCAAGCCGAAGGGTGGCGCCGGATCTGGTCTGACGCGGCCAGTCAAATAACCGTCGGCAGCGGAGGGCGTGCCTAGCAGGCAGTGATGCTGCGGCCGAGAGCAGAGCTCGCAACGGTTCTGCGATGGGTTCTCCGGGGCGTCGAAACCGTATGCCCGGGCGCGCAAGCGTCCCGGCCATCTTCTATTCACCGTACCGGCGCGGCGCACCGGACCAGGCAGACAGAGAGGTAATCCCATGTTCCTCAAGATCATGAGCGGGGAAAACATTCCCGACGACACCACCGATAAGGCCTACCGCCTGATCGAGTGCCACAACATCCAGTTCTACCGTCACGGCTTCGGATACCCCACGCAACCAACCGCGGTCATCACCGGGGGCCTCAACGATGGCGAGTACCCGCTGACCGGCAACGCCTACGTGCTCAATAACGCCGGCAAGACGATCGACAGTTACAGCTTCGATCCCTCTGTGGTCGATGCGCCCGTTGAAGCCGACACCTGATACATCGCGACGAACGGACTTGAGGCGCAGCGCATGGACACGGAAGCGCTGCGCCTCAAAGGCCTCGGCAACATCGGCCAGGCGCTCCAGTTCATCGCGCTCGCCGGCGCCGCCTACTCGATGTGGGCGCAGATCGACACCAAGCGCACGACCGAAGCCGCTACCGCTGCCGTGACCCACGAGCAAATCGTGCGCGCGCAGGAAGCGGACAAAGAGGTCAACACCAAAGTCTCCCGGCTCGAGGACGCGCTGCACGACATGCGCCTTGAGTACCGCCGCGACATCGACACCGCTTGCGCTTGCTGCAGGCGTCAACCGTAAGGCCATGGCTATGAACGCTCGTTGGCGAGGGGATCGGTGAGTGGAGGGCGAGGATGCCTACCAGTGCGGACAGCGGCTGGTCAGGGAATCGGACGAGCTGGGCAACGTCCCACTGTCACAGCGAGCAGCCTGGGCTATTGGGCACGAGAAGGAATTGACCGACTGCGTGCGCAATTTGCTTCGATATCACGATGGGTACGCGGCCCAGCACCAGACCCTTACACAGCTGGCCGCTGCGCTGCTGAGCGCGATCGAGCCGCTGTTCTCGGCCAAGGGTGAATTCAAGTATTGGCTCGAAGGCACCGCTCCGCGCCTTCGGTCCACGTGCATCGCTTTGAAACTCTTTCTCGCGCCCCGCGACGGGGCAAATCACTGACCGTAGGAGGTCATCATGGATCTGTCCGGACTTGCTGTAGGAGGCGTGGTCGGCGCGGTCGCAGGCACCGTCATCACCGCCATTACCACGGGCGCTTCCCGCAAGAAGCTGCTCGCCGACAACCTCACGTGGGTGAAGCGCGAGCTCGCCGAGATCAAGGACAAGGCCAAGGGCCTGCTCGGCGACAACACGCCGCCGCCGCCCGACGTCAAGCCGTAACCCATGCACGCCTCGCTCGCTTGGGGCGCGCGCGTCTCGCAAGAGTTTCGCGCGCGCATCTTCCAGATGTGCGATCGGTTCATGTGGACCGACGACCAAGCGAGCGACGTTATGGCGTGCATCGCCTTCGAATCGGCGCGCACCTTCAGCCCGTCGATTCGAAACGCAGCAGGCAGCGGCGCCATCGGCCTGATCCAGTTCATGCCGTTCGTGGCGCACGCGCTCAACACCACGACCCTCCGCCTCGCCGGCATGACCGCCGAGGCCCAGCTCGACTACGTGGAGATGTATTTCGAGCCGTACCACACGCGGATCCGCACGCTGCCGGACATGTACATGGCGATCCTGATGCCGAAGTACGTGGGCGCAGGCAACGACGCCATCCTCTTCTCCGACGGCATCGCCTACCGCCAGAACTCCGGCCTCGACGCCAACAAGGACGGCAAGGTCACGAAGGGCGAAGCAGCCGCGCATGTCGCAGAGCAGCGCCGCCTCGGCTTTGAGCCTGGCAACGCCTATCTCGATTTCTCCAACGTGCGCGCCGGCGTCCGGTCGACCGCGCCAGAGCCGCGCTCATGATCTTCTCGCGCCCCTGCCCGGAACCCGACTGCAACCCGCTCGGCTTCTGGCCTGGCCAGCCGTCGTGGGAGGGTGAAATCCCGGACGAGTCCGGATACGCGACGCGCGCCAAGTTCACCAACTGCACCCGCTGCTACTACGCCGGCGGGCGCTGGCTCATCTACATCGGCGATTCCCCGACGGCCAACAACCTCGAGGGCATCCTCTCGATGTGGAAGTCGGACCTGTACCTCAAGAATCCGACCGACTACACCGCACGCGTCATGGCCGCCACCGGCTGGACGCTGCACACGCAGATCCTGCCGAAGTCGTTCCTCGACGCGTTCCGCCTCTTGCGCGCGATCACGATCGTCGAGAACGCCGGCAAGCTCGCGCCGTACAAGGAATGGATGATCGTCGACGGCCTGCGCAAAGCCGGCTACATCGACGTGCCGAAGACACCGTTCCGCAAGAACATCACGAAGGTCGGCAGCGTGATCACCGTCGCGAGCGGCATCGGCCCCATCGTGACTAATTGGATTGCGGCGAAGCAGCCGTTCATTGAGTCGCTTAACAACCCGTACGTCACGCTCGGCTTTGGCGCGGTCGGCATGCTCGCGGGTGGCCTCACGTTCTACGGCGCATGGCGACAGGCGCAGAGGAATGCACAGTGAGCAACGTCGTCAGGATTGCGCCGAACGATTCGCTCGCGGCCGACAACGCCGCGATCGCCGACCACCTCGAGCGCTTGGCAGCGCGAATCCGCAAGGGCGAGTGGGGCGACTTGATGCGCGCGCAAACCGTGCTCGTGCCACACACCGGCCAAATCTCGTGCTTCAACGCCGGCTCGCGCACTGACTACGCCCAAGGGATTGGAACCTTTCACATGGCCGCGACGTTCCTCGCGACGGGCCAACTCGACAGCGAGGACGACTGACATGTGGATCGTCACCCTGCTCGGCGGCGTGCGCGCCACCGTCTTCGCCATCGCCACCGCAGCGTGCCTGGTCTACATCGGCATCCTCGGCTATCAGATCGACCACTGTCAGACCGAGTACAAGGCCCAGACGGCCGAACTCAATCTGGCCAAAGCCAACGCCGAGCAGCTGCTCGCGAGCAACACCAGCAAAGACGCTGCGGTCGCCGACCTCCGGAAGGAACTCGACCGCCTGACCGGCCTGCAGCAAGAGGTTCAATCCGCGCGCGACCTGGCCGACGCACGCACCGCCAGGAGCACCCTTTATGCACACGACGCGCAAAGCGCTCTGTGGGCTCAGCAGCCTACTGCTCGCGGCATTACTGACCAGCTGCGCGACCTCTGGGCCGCAGCCGGTAGTCGTGACCAAGGATCGAGTGATCGAGAAGCCGGTCCTCCAGTACGTCCCGATTCCGCAGGAGCTGCTCGAAGTGCCGCAGCTTCAACCGCTTCCGCCGCCGGCGTGCACGACTGCCGCGACGGCTGCTTCAGCAACGACCAAGTGCTCGACGCCGTCGGCGCCTGCCTGACGACACTCACCGAAACGCAAGACCATCTGCGCGCGATCGCCACGCTTGAGGCGACGGCCATCGCCGCGTCCCACAAACCGGAGACGTAAACATGGCCCGTGTCAGCAGCAAGACCGTTCTTTCCGCCGCACTCAAGGCGCGCGTACGCATTCCGATCGTTGTCGGTTTCGATTCGCACGGCAGGCAGTACGTCGCAGCTTCGGGAAACATCACGCGCGCCCTCGACTTCGACGGCCCGATCGAGCAGCTCGCCGCCGCCAGCAAATTCCTGCGCCGCGCACGCGCGAAGGTCCTTCGCGCCGAGAAGCGCGCCGGTCTCTGAATGCAGTGGTCGTCTAACGGTCAGGACACCAGCCTTTCACGTTGGTAATCCGGGTTCTATTCCCGGTCGCTGTGCCACCCATCAACCCAACGCTTCACCGGAGAACCGCATGAAATTCAAACAATCAGTCGTCGCGTACCTGATGATCTGCGCCGCAACGCCCGACGATCTGTCGAGGCTCGTGACGGAGCAGATCAACGCCAAGCCAATGGACGGAACCGGCCGCAAGGCGATGCTCGTCGGCTCGCCGTTCTACAGCCCCACGCATCCAGTTGGTCTCTGCCAGGCGCTCTGGATCGAGACGGCCGAGATCGACGTCGAAGCATCCGCCGGTGACGTGCAGATCGTTGCGCCGAGCACCGTCGAGAAGGCTGCGATCGAGGCCGCTGCTGGTGCTGGCGAGCCGATCCATCCGTTCACGCTGGCGCTCGACGCGGCCACCGAGGAGTCGTCCACCCACGACGTCGGCTGGCAGGACTGCATCGGCTATCTGCGCAACATGCCGTCTGTTGACGACGAAGACACGCTGCGCAAGGCCGGCGATTTCGCGTCGAACCACCCGCAAGGCTGGGCCGACTGCATCGAGTTCGTGCGGCTCTACCTCGCGAAGGCCGCGACGATCAGCGACAACATCGCCGACTGACCGAGCGGTGACGCATGGCCACACGGAAGAAGAAGCCCGCCGCGAAAGGCCGCGGGCCGAAGGGTAAGGCTCAGCCAAAACCCGTACATTCCCGTACATCGAAGCCGAAACCGAAACCGTCGCGGATCGACGTGTTCGTGTCCGAGTACTTGGTCGATCTCAACGGTCGGCAGGCTGCGATCAGGGCAGGTTACAGCCCGCTTTCAGCCAGGCAGACAGCGAGCGAGCTGCTCGCCATGCCCAAGGTGAAGGCCAAGGTCGACGAGGCTATGGCAGCGCGCATCGCGCGCACCGAGGTCACGCAGGATCGCGTGCTCGCCCGCCTGGTCGCGATCGCCGAGGCTGACCCGAACGAGCTCGTGGAGCTCCGCCGCGTCAACTGCCGCTATTGCTGGGGCAAGGACAACCGCTACCAGCGCACCGCGGTCGAGATGCGCCAAGCGCGCGACGACTACGAGAAGGCGCTGCTCGAGGCTGGCAAGGACCCGAACCTCATTCCCGAGCTCATGGACGAGTTCGACCCGAAGGGTGGCATCGGCTTCAACGCCAACGCGGATCCGAACAACGAGTGCGAGGAGTGTTTCGGCAAGGGCGTGATCGACGTCAACTGGAAGGACACGCGCGACGTGTCGCCCCAGGCCAGGATGCTGTTCGCTGGTGTGAAGGAGACCAAGGAAGGCCTCGAGGTCAAGATGCACAACCAGGCTGACGCGCTGAAGCTCGTCGGCACGCACCTCGGCATGTTCGCGACTCGGATCAAGCACGCCAACGATCCAGAGAACCCGATGCCCGCCGGCTGCGGCTTCGCGCTGATCCCGGCGAAGCGTGACCCGGACACCTATGAGCCAGCTGGCGTCGCCGGCGAACGCGCAGAAGAGTAGCGCGCCGCCGCAGAACGTCGTCTGGACTCCGACGCCGCGACAAACCGAGTTCCTCGAGTGCCCTGATTGGGAGGTCCTGTACGGAGGTGCAGCGGGCGGCGGCAAGTCCGACGGCCTGCTGATCGATGCCTGGGGCGGAGCCGACCGAGCATTCGAGAGCCCGAACCATCGCGCAGTCATCTTCCGCAAACAGTTCGTCGATCTGCAGCAGCTGATCGAACGCGGCAAAGAAGTGTTCCCGATGTTGATGCCGGGAACGAAGTACAACCAGCAGACGCACACGTTCACCGCACCGAGCGGTGCGCAACTGATGATGGCGCACTGCGCCAACGACACGGAAGCCGTGAATTGGCGCGGCTTCGCGTGGAATTATTTGGGCTTCGAGGAGCTGACGCTCTGGGCCACGGGCTACGCGTACCACTACCTGAAAGGCCGCTGCCGCACGACTGATCGTCGTCTCCCGCGCTACATCCGCGCGACGACGAACCCGGACGGACCTGGGCAGAAGTGGGTGATGGAACACTGGGGCATCCAGGAGGATGGAGGCCCGAGCTGCATCGAGAAGATGCAGGAGTTCGAGGAGCTCGATCCGGAGACGGGCAAGCTCTACATGGTCATGCGCCGCGTGCGCCGCCGGTTCATTCCCGCGCGCCTCTCGGACAACCCACATCTCGCCGGCACCGGCTATCGCGAGAACCTCACCGACCTGCCGCCCGAAGAGCGCGAGCAACTGCTCGAGGGCAAGTGGACCGGCAACCGCGTCAAGGGCGCGTACTTCATCAAGGAGATGCAGCGCGCGAGAGCGCAGAACCGCATCTGCCTCGTCCCGCACCTCACCGGCGTGCCGGTCAACACCTTCTGGGATCTCGGCTGGAACGACACCACCGCGATCTGGTTTCACCAGTACGCCGCGCTGTGCAACCGCTTCATGCTGGCGTACGAGAACAGCGGCGAGCAGCTCGCCTTCTACGCAAAGCTGCTGCAGGAGATGAGCACGCTGCGCGGCTACGTCTACGGCACGCACTACCTGCCGCATGACGCCGCCAACGTGTCGCTCCAGACCGGCAAGTCCGCCGAGATGATCCTCAAGGCGCTGCTGCCAGGTCATCGATTCCAAGTCGTGCCGCGCGTCGAGCAGAAGCTCATGGCGATCGACGCCGCGCGCGCGTCATTCCCCTCGTGCTGGTTCGATCGCGACGACTGCGCCGACGGCATCGCAGCGCTCGATGCCTACCGCAAGAAGTGGAACAAGACCCTCGAGGTTTATTACGACGAGCCGGTGCACGACCGGTTCTCGAACTACGCCGACGCATTCCAGCAGTTCGGCCAGGGCTTCCACACGCCGGCTCACGGCGGTCTGCCCGGCAATCGCCGCGAAGGCGGCTCACGCACCGCGAATCCTTCCGATTGGAAGCGGGCATAACGCGTCACCGGAGAAGCACGTGAACGAACGAACCACTCTTTCAGACGCACCGCTTTATGCGTGCCACAAGCGCGTGCGCGCGCTCAAGATTGCCTCGATCGTGGGCCCGGCCGCGAATGACGCGGACGGCACGCACATCGTTCGCTTTGAACCGCTCACCGCAGGCGCTGCACCGCCGGTGCCGTGCGCGATCCCAGCGAAGTGGATCGAGGAGAAACACCCCGAAGTCGGCGGCTATCTCGTCGAGTACGAGGACGGCTACCGCTCATTCTCGCCGGCGAAAGCCTTCGAGGAGGGCTACTCGCTGGTCGGCGCCGAGCCTGGCGCTGCGCTCAGCGTCATCGACTGGATCAACGGTGTCGCTGGCGCCGCGCACGAATGCCTCACCGAGCTGAAGGTCTATGTCGACCGGACGCACGCCAACGCCGGGTTCAACGAGGCCGACAATCAGACGGTGCTCGAGGTCGTCATCGACGGCCAGATGTATCGCGCCGGCGCTGTGACGATGAAGCTCGTCAGCAAACACGTCGCGCGCACGGCAGAGATTCTTTCCCAGGCCGTTTTCTACCAGATCGAAGACGCCAAGCAGAAGGCTGCGTTGGTCGCAGCTGTGTCGAGCCAGAAAGGCGAGCAGCAGACGATCACGCAGGCCGACGTGGGCGTGCTCAAGCTGTGAGCCGTCGCGAAGATAACCGGCTCGTCGCGCGCAACTTCAAGCCGTGCGAGCCGGATCCAACGGACCCGATCGAAAAGGAATTCCTACCCGTCCTGGCCAAGCTGCGGCTCGAGCAGAAGATGTCCCGCTGGATCGGCACGAAGGGCGACATCGTCGTGATGCTGTCGCACGTGCGCGTGCACGCCGGCCGATCGGAACCCGCGCTGTTTCTCTACAACCGGCGCAACCCGAATCAGAAGAGCGTCGTCCTGCCGCTGTCGCAGATGTGGATGGCGATCAGCGCGACCGACGCGATGGCGGCAATGGCGCGCGACATGGACGAGAAGCTGTTCGGCGTCTCGACCAGGTCCGGAGCGATCCGGATCCAAGACGTGTTCTTTGACTTCGCCGAAGACCTGAAGAACGCACCGCCGGCGCACGAGATGCCCGTCGGCGATTGGATGCAAGCACTCGCGGAGGACGGCATGACGAGTCGAATCGGCGTGGGCGAAGGTCCAATGCAGACGGTCTGCGACTGATGGCGTTCAACCCCGAGGTAGCCAAGCGGCGCAAAGCCGCTGCGGCAACAAAGTCGCTGGACAATCTGCCGGAGTCCGATGCCGCCGGCCCGCTCGTCGTCACGGCGAACGGCTACCAGGGCATCAAGACCGGCCGCAAGGTCAAGCAGGACCTCGACAGCCCGGAGAACAAAGCCGCGCTGTGCCAGCTGGAGAGCTGGTGGCAGGAGTCGGTCGACTATCACTCGGTCAACCGCCGCGAGCAGCTGATCGATTTCGATTTCTACGACCACGACCAGTGGGACGAGGAATCGATTCAGGTCCTCGCCGAGCGCAACCAAGCCGCGCTGGTGTTCAACCTCATCAAGCCCGTTGTCGACTGGGCCGTCGGCACCGAGCGCCGCACGCGTGTCGACTACGGCGTGTATCCGCGCCGCGGCGAGGCAGTGAAGATCGCCGAGACGAAAGAAAATCTGCTCAAGTTCATCAGCGACACCAGCCTCTCGCAGTACCAGCGCTCGCTCGCCTTCAAGGACGCGTGTATCGGTGGCGTCGGCTGGACGCGTCAGTTCCTGCAGACCGACAAGACGGACGGCCCGCCGGTCGCTGATCGGCACGTCAACTGGAAGTCGGTGCGCTGGGACCCATTCTCCCGCGCGCTCGATCTCGAGGACTGCCGCTACACCACGATCGAGCGCTATCTCGACCTCGACTACGGGATCGCGATGTTCCCCGACCGCGCCGATTCACTGCGCGGTGCGAGCTCGAAGACGATCGATCCCGGCATCGAGCTCCTCGCCGACGATTCGCTGATGCCGCAAGTGTTCTGGGGCCAGCGTGCGTCGCTCATGACGCAGTTCGGTCTCACCGGCACCGCGTCGGTCGGCCGTCGTCAGCGTCCGCGCGTGCGCATGATCGAAGCGGAGTATCGCCGCCCGGTCGTCGAGCGCCGCGTCATCGCAATGATGGAGGACTACTGCGAGATCGACGGCGCGATGTTCGACGAGAAAGACCCGCGCATGGCGGAGCTGCTGATCGAGGACAAGATCGCGCTCGACGACCAGATCGCATCGCACATGTGGACGGCGATCTTCAGCCCGGGCTTTCTCTGCCTGCATCGGCCGAGCCCCTACAAGCACAACAAGTTCAGCCTCAACCCGACCTGGTGCTATCGCCGCCACCGCGACGGCATGCCCTACGGCATCGTGCGCGGTCTCCGTGATCCACAGGACGAGTACAACAAGCGCCGCAGCAAGCTGCTCTTCATGCTGTCGACCAGGCCCGTCATTTACGAGGAAGGCGCGATCGACGAAGCCGATGAAGAGTCGGTGCTCGCCGAAGCCGCAAAACCGAACGGACAAATTCGCCTGCGTGATGGCGGCATGGCGAAGTTCAAGATCGATAACAACACCGACGCTATCTCTGAAGGGCAATTCAAGCTGCTCGACCAAGCGCGCCAGGACGTGCACGAAGGGTCGAGCATCACGCCAGAGAACATGGGCCAGGACACGCGCACGCTCAGTGGCGTCGCGATCCAGTCGAAGCAGCAGCAGGGCGCCGTCGGCACCGCCGAGATTTTCGACAACCAGCGTCTCTCGATCCAGCTGGCAGGCACGAAGACGTTGTCGCTCTGCGAGCAGTACCTCACGAAGCCGATGCAGATTCGCATCCTCGGCGAGAAAGAAGCCGAGTTCGTCGAGATCAACAAACCGATCTACGACGCGGCGACCGGCGCCGTCACCTGGGAAAACGACATCACCCAGGACCAGTGCGACTTCATCGTCGACGAGCAGGATTTCCGCGAGTCCGTGCGCCAGGCGCAGCAGCAGACGCTGATGGAAACCGTCAGCCGTCTCCCGCCGGAGATTTCGCTGAAGGTGCTCGATCTCGTCATCGACCTCTCTGATCTGCCGAACCGCGAGGAGTTCAGTCAGCGCATCAAGCAGATGAACGGCGTCGCCGACCAGGAGGCCGCGAGCGATCCCGATGCCGATCCCGCCAAGGTCGCCGCGCAGGCGATCGCGAAGCAGAACGCCGACGCAGCAGCGCAGGCGCAGACGGACCTCGCGAACCGCACGCAGGAAAGCGTCATCAACAAGAACAACGCCTCCGCCGACAAAGCGAAGGCCGACGCCGCCGCAACAGCGCTCAACACCAAGGGCACGGCAATGAAGGTCGCACACCAGGTTGCTGGTGCGCCGGCCATGGCTCCGATCGCCGATCGATTGCAGAACCCCCGACCGGGACTCACCGCGCAGTCGCCTGGTCTGCTGCCACCCGCGCAGCCGGACCCGTCCAACGCGATCCCGAACTTCAACGTTCCACCAGGCACCTAGGAGAACTCCATGCAAGTTGACGAAGACCAGACCGGCGATGACGGTCTGACTCCGGGCGAGCGCGCAGAAGCA